CCTGAGAAAGACTGGCCTAAAGCGATTGAGTATTGTTGTAATGATGTTGTAGCTACTGAAGGAGTATTTGACCATAATCAAACTGATTGGATTGCAAGACAGATTCTAGCAGATTTGGCTGGTGGAACCACCAACATGACCACCAATCAACTCACAACCAAGATTGTCTTTGGAGACGATCGTAAACCACAACTTGAATATACTCATCTTGAAGAGATGTTCCCTGGATATGAGTTTGTGCGTGGTGAAGACAATAAGATGCACAACATGTATCGTGGAACAGATGTTAGTATGGGAGGGTATGTTTATGCAGAACCTGGGATGTATTTTGATGTTGCTGTAATAGACGTTCAGAGCATGCATCCAAATAGCATTATCCAAATGAACTATTTTGGAAAATATACTCAACGCTATGCGGATCTTAAGAACGCCCGCGTAGCAATCAAGGCTGGTAATTTCACATTAGCTCGTACAATGTTCGATGGTAAACTTGTAAAGTATTTAGAAGACGAGAGCCAGGCAGGCGGTCTATCGGAAGCACTGAAGAGAGCATTGAATAGTGCATATGGATTGACCAGCGCATCCTTTCCGAATGCAATGAGAGATAGTCGAAATTCAAACAACATTGTTGCACTTCGTGGCGCTCTCTTTATGCGTACTCTACAAGATGCAGTCCAGGCTCGTGGGTTCACTGTTGCTCATATCAAGACCGACTCAATTAAGATCCCAAATGCTACCCAAGAGATAATTGACTTCTGTAGTGACTTTGCAACGCAGTATGGGTATATATTTGAACACGAAGCAACTTATGAGAAGATGTGCTTAGTGAATAATGCTGTCTATATTGCTAAGTATGGTTGGGCCGCAAAGAAGAAGTTGGTTGGAACTTGGACGGCTACTGGCGCTCAGTTTGCAGAACCGTTCCTATTCAAGAAGGTATTCTCCAAAGAACCTATTGAGTTTGATGACTACAAACAAACAAAGAGTGTCACTTCTCCAGCATTGATATATTTGGATTTCAATGAAGGAGCTCCACAAGGTGAACACAACTATCTTCATGTTGGTCGTGTTGGTTCATTCGTTCCAGTCATTGATGGCGTTGGAGGCGGCGTTCTCCTTCGCAAGAATGGCGACTCATATAACTCTGTGGTTGGCACAAAAGGCCATCGATGGAAAGAAAGCGAGATTGTCAAATCGTTAGGACTTGAAGACCAGATTGCACTGGCGTATTTCTATCGGTTGATGGATGAAGCAATCGCATCGATAAAGATGTATGGGCCTATCACAGACTTCATAGACAACTGGGTTGAAGAGTCCAAAGCTGAGAACGATTATCCTATTGGCTTCGATGACGCACCAAAAGAATTAGCGGTGGCAACTGCCACAATTTTGAGAGGAGACTAACATGGCACCGATAAGCACAATAAACGCAAAGACAAGATCAAAGACAGACAAACTTGAGGTTCGTATTGACAACGCTCGCGTAATGTTCAGAAACTTTGCAGGCGCGGCTGGTAATTACAATCCAGCAGGAAACCGAAACTTCTGTGTGTTTCTTCCTGATGATGTCGCGCAGAGCATGGAGAAGGATGGTTGGAGTATTCGTTGGCTTAAATCCAGAGAGGACGAGCCGCCGCAGGCAATGGTCTCTGTGAAACTTAAGTATGGCAATTATCCTCCGAATGTTGTTCTTGTATCAGATGGTAAGATGTCCAAACTTTCAGAAGAGAACGTCAATCTTCTTGACTTCGCTGAACTTCAGCAAGTGGACCTTATTCTTCGAGGCTATACTTGGGAGGTTCAGGGAAAGACAGGAATCAAGGCGTATCTGAAAGAGGGATATTTTGTCCTTGTTGTTGATGAGTTGGCCAAGAAGTACTCAAAGGCACTTGACACTGCACAAGAAGCCATTGGTGGATGTGGGGATTGTGAAGTGTGTGATGGTAGCTGTGGGCACGGGCTTCACGCTTAATTAATTTAGGTTATGAAAGGGGGTGAGGGTTTGAACATACAACTAACTGATTATCAGATTGATGCAGTTGAAAAGATGCATAATGGTTGTATCCTTAGGGGAGGAACTGGTTCCGGTAAAACCCTCACCTCTCTTGTTCATGTGTTCGAGAAAATTCTTGGAGGGTCGTCTCCGTTATATCCTGGACATCCTTATAAGAAGGCGCTATTTAAAATTCCAGTGTATGTTATTACTACACCTAAGAAACGAGACAGTTGTGATTGGACAAGGGAAGCGTCTATGATTCCTTTAGTATTAACTGACATTGATTCGTGGAATAATATCAAGAAGTATGAACACATCAAGAATGCAGTGTTTATATTTGACGAATCAAAAGTTATTGGTTATGGAGCATGGACGCAATCCTTTCTCAAGATTACTAAGAACAATGCGTGGGTACTTTTATCAGCAACTCCAGGAGATACATGGTTAGAGTACATGCCGGTCTTCCTAGCCAACGGTTTCTATAAGAACAAAACTGAATTTGAGAGAGAGCATGTTATGTGGAGTCGCTTTTCTAAGTACCCAAAAGTTGAGCGATATTTTAATGTGCCTCGCTTGATTCGAAATCGAGATAGTATTATTGTCGACATGTATGACCAACGTGCAACCACTCAGCATCATAAAGATGTTGTCTGTGACTTCAACAAAACTCACTATGATATTTTAACAGAGAGGCGTTGGAACATCTTTGACAACAAACCAATCCGTGATATTTCGCAGTTATGTTATTTACTTCGAAGATTAATTAATTCAGATGAGTCTAGACTTAAGGCGCTTGTTCCTATCTATGCTCGCCATAGTAAAGTAATAATCTTTTACAACTTTAACTATGAACTCGACCTTCTTCGTGATTGGTGTACTTCCAACAATATTGTATATTCTGAGTGGAATGGCCATAATCATGATGATATTCCAAACGCAAAGTTCTGGGTTTACCTTTGTCAATACACAGCCGCCAAGGAAGCATGGAATTGTATTGATACCGACTGCATTGTGTTCTATTCTCAGACGTACTCATACAAAGCACTCATACAATCAGCAGGTAGAATTGACAGAATGAACACAACCTTCACACATTTATATTACTACCATCTTGTGTCCATAGCACCAATTGAGTTGGCTATACAGACATCGTTAGAGAGCAAGGAGACCTTTAACGAGAAAAGATGGGTCGCAAAGGAGTTTAGTACCTCGCAATAAAAACATGCCCTATAATAGAAGAGTAAGGTGTCGCTAGGTTAAACTAGTGATTACAGTAGGTCATATAACACGCTTGAAAGTATAGAGGTGTATATTTGCGTGGCCCGATACTTATTCTTTCTTTTTTGGAAAGGAGTGCTTATGGCGAAGAAAGAATCTGAGTTTAAGAGTAAACTTTACAAAGAAATCAGAGAACGTTTTCCAGGATCTGAAGTCCTCCCAAACGACGCCAACTATCTCCAAGGCATTCCTGATGCAACTGTTTATTTTCCTAATGGAAGATACATGATGCTTGAGGGTAAGCGCTATTCGACTTCCAGCAAGCAGCCAAACCAAGATTATTATGTTAATGATTCTCCTTTAAGTAATAATGCAATGTTCGTAGCCCCTGAGAACAAAGATGAAGTTCTATCAGAGCTAGAAAGGAGATACCGCTTGACATGAAATTTAACTATCATCCAAATCTTGAAGGCGCACATGCTTTCCTTTCGCCCAGTAAATATTCATGGGTGAATTATGATGACAACAAACTTGATGTTGTCTATGCTAATTGGCGCGCTTCACAACAAGGCACAGAGCTCCATGAGCTTGCCGCAAAGTTAATTAAACTTGGTGTTAAATTACCTAAAGTCAATAAGACATTAAACATGTATGTCAATGATGGAATTGGTTTTAGGATGGCACCTGAAGTTTGTTTGTTCTATTCAATCAACGCCTTTGGTACAGCCGATACAATATCTTTTAAGAACAAGCTACTTCGTATCCATGACTTAAAGAATGGTCGTACTCCTGCATCAATCAAACAGCTAGAAGTGTATGCAGCATTATTCTGTCTTGAGTATAGTTTCAATCCACGTGATATTGACATTGAACTTCGTCTTTATCAATTGGATGAAATGCTTGTTGAGAACCCTATTGCAGAAGATATATTCTTTATCATGGAACGCATTGTTGTGTTTGATAAACGCATTAATGATCTTAAAGAATAAAAGGAGGCTTAGGAACTGATGGCATATTTAATACATGTTGGCACGCCTCGTCACAGTGGAAGATATCCATATGGTTCTGGTAAGAACCCACAACGATCTAAATCGTTTGGAACACAGGTATCTGAACTTAAGAAACAAGGTATGTCTATGCCCGATATCGCCAAGAGTTTTGGATTTAAAACTACAACCGAACTTCGAGCAAAGATACATGTGGAATCAGAAGCTGCTTATGCGGCAAGAGCTGCCATGGCGTATAGACTAAGAGCCAAGGGGAACTCTGATGTCGCTATTGCTAGAAGAATGGGAGCAAGTCCAAATAGCGTTGGCAATTGGTTGAAACCAGAAATACAAGATAGGCATAAAGCAACTGCGGCAACACGAGACACGATTCAATCTGAAGCAGATAAAAAAGGAATGATTGATGTTGGCGAAGCTTCAAATTATCTAATTGGCGTGAACAAAACAAAGATGGATACGGCTGTTGCTGAACTCAAAGAAAAAGGATATGTTCTCGCGCCTATTCAAACTCAACAAATGGGAACTGCTAATAAGACAACCGTTCGCGCTTTATTGTCCCCTGAAACAATGGCAAAAGCAAAAGCTGATTATATTATCAAAGATCCAACTGCATGGAAGAAACTAACTAAGGACGAGAAAGATTATAAAATTGCTTATCTTTTTGCTTCTAAACATGCAGAAGATATTCAATTAATGGGCGCTTGGTCTTCTGATGATGGCCTTACTTTTAATACAGTGCAGCCTCCTGTCTCTATTGATTCCAAACGTGTGATGGTTCGCTTTGATAATGATATTCCATCTGGTTCTAACATGGACGGCGTAATACAAATCAGAAGAGGTGTTCCAGACTTAGCGCTTCCTCCCGATAAACATTATGGGCAAGCACGAGTCGCTGTCGATGGTACTCACTATATGAAGGGCATGGTTATATATGCCTATGGTGACATGCCTGATGGGGTTGATGTTATTTATAATACGGTCAAAGATTCATCTGTTGGTAAACTTGGTGCCATGAAAAAGATGAACAAGGTTGTAGATATTGAGGATGGTGGATCAATATACGTTGATAAAGACGGAAAACAAAAGATTAATGAGTTTGGAGCTAGTATCAGACAGACAACATATACAGATAAAAAAGGAAACGAACAACAATCTGCTTTAAACATTGTTGGTTTT